CCGTATTCCTCATCGCTGTCGTATTCTTCGTCATCGGTCGTTTCGCAGGCACTCCCGGCATCGCTCCCGGCATCGCTCCCGGTATCGCTCACGACATCGCTTCCGGTATCGCTCACGACATCGCTAGCGTCGTTCGCGTCGGGAATTATCTCAACAATGTCTTGGACCACGGTTTCGTCGATTTCCTGAATCATTGTAGTTATCTTGGACAACTATTTTAATAATTTATTTTTGACGCGGCGTGCGTCACGGTATCCAGTCCTGGTCTTCAAAAATCGCAATCCCGCGGAAAGCTTTTACTTTGGGTTGCTTTGGCTCTTCTCTCTGCTTCCGGGAAAAGGGAAACGAAACGAAAACATCGTCATCGTCGTTTTGTTCAAAGGAATCCTCGTCTGCCGAAAGAGTATCGTAGTCTTCGTCAGGGTCTATGGCTGACGATAAGCTTCCCTCTACAGATTGGGAAGTCGACGAACCCGTTTCATACTTTTCCGCGTACCGTTCTTCTTCTTCTTTCACAAACTCTGACCACTCGGAGTCATCATTGTCCTTTTCGGGCGATAATATACCACAATCTGCATCGTCTTCTTCATCTACATACCCGTCAAAATGATCCTTGGGGGCATTTTTTAGAGGAACAAACTCTGAAAAATCCGCCTCGTCGTCTTCGTTGTCCGAAGCGGGAACCACTTTACACTTCCTCGGCCGTTTTTGCTCTTTCACCTTTTTCGGTTCCTTAGGCTTCTTGGAACCCTTTGCGGGCGCCTTTTCCTGTTTGTTAACTATTGCCAAGGGGTCTAGCACAGAACCATCCCCCCTGGGCTGGACCTTGATGAGAGCGGATAGCATATAGAATATTAATGTGAATATTATTTTCGGTAGTATCTAAACGCGGAATATTGTTGATATACCGCCGTGCACATATCAACATACGGCGACTGCTCACATGATGATCGTATTCGCGATCGTTATCTCTGGTTTACAGCTTCCGTGGTAGTCAACCAGGGTCAAATGACAAGTTTCGCGTGAAATGCTTTTCGGATATAAAAAGCCGTGGTCACTCTTTTCTTTACTTTTTTCTCTGCTACTTATAACGCCAGTATGATGACCAAGCACGTGAAGTTTAGCGCGCTGCGGGATGTGATCATCGTCCCCGACGAGAACAACGGGAAGCACATCAGTGACTGTGCTAAGCACGTTCCTTGTGAGATAAAGTTCATTTCTTCCGAGGTGAAGAAGCGCCGCCGCGAAGCATATGAGCGCGCCATTGGAATGGTGAGGGATCTTGAGGCCAGCTTGACCGTGTTCAACCAACACGCGGAAAAGGCAACTACTACTGCAAAACGCGAGTTTTACATGGAACAAGCCGATGAGGCCAAGTTTCATCTCGATCTATGGAAGATGAAGCTGTACCACGTTGACTTTCGTCAATATAAAATTATACTGGCGAAATCGTCAATAGTAGCCGTATTGAAATATTATATTTGTATTATGTATTAATGATTAGTAGCACGTCTAAGAACAAGAACGGGAACAAGAACGGGAACAAGAACGGGAACAACAAGAATATAAACAAGAGCGGGAACAACAAGAATGTAAAGAACGGGAACAACAGGAACGGAAAGAGTCTCCCAAACTTCAGTATCGACCTCGGGAACAGGAAAATCCTGCAGATCGGGTGCGGTGGTGTGGGATCGTCCATGCCGTACCTATACGAGCGCCATTTCCAGTACAAGGCGGGTAACATCACCATCATGGACAAGGACAAGGCCCGCCTGGAAAAGCTCAAGGCCAAGTTCCCGAGGATAAACTTCGTCCACCAGGAGTTCACCAAGAAGAACTACAGGCAGATCATCACCCAGAACCTTGGCAAGGGCGACATCTTCGCGGACCTCGCGTACTACATTGGCACGAACGACTGCCTTGAGCTATGCCACGAAAAAGGCATTCACTTTACGAACGCGGCCATCGAACAGTGGATGGATAGCAACGACTGCAATCAGGGGACGCTTGAGTGTGAGACCCTGTACCGCCACCAGCATCACGTGCGCGAGATGGCCAGGAAGTGGGGCAACAAGGGCGCCACCGCGGTCGTCGGAAACGGCGCTAACCCCGGCTGGGTTTCCCTGGCCGCGAAGATCGGCATCAAGGACTGGGTAAAGTATCTGCTGAAGAAGAACAAGACTGATGCGCGCGTCATCAAGGCCGCCAAGGCCATCGAGGCCAACCAGTTCAACGAGGCGGCCAGGCAGCTGAACATCCAGGTCATTCACATTTCCGAGCGCGACACCCAGATCTCCAAACTTCCGAAGAAGGTTGGCGAGTTCCTGTGCACCTGGTCCTGCGTAGGTCTCATCGAGGAGGCCGCGCTACCCGCCGAAATGGGCTGGGGAACGCACGAGAACATGAAGGAATACGTGAAGCACTTCAAGAAAGGTCCTGGGAATGAAGTGTACATGGATACGATCGCTATGAACACACTTGTGCGGTCATACGTCCCTGGCAGCGACGTGCTGGGTATGGTTATCCCGCACGAGGAGGCCAACTCGCTATCGTATTTCCTGACCGTGACCAAGGGGGGCAAGGCTGTATACCGCCCGACCGTGCACTACGCGTACCAGCTTCCCGACGTGGCCATCGCGTCTCTGGTCGAGTATCAGGCGAGCGGCATGCCTGACATGATCACGAACGAACGCGTCATCAAGGACGAAATCGAATCCGGCGCAGATACCCTCGGTGCCTTCCTGATGAGCCCCGACTTTGGCAAGTGGTGGTGCGGTAGCAAGCTCACGATTGAAGAATCTCGTCGTCTCATCCCCCACCAGAACGCCACTATTGTGCAGGTGTCTCCGTCTATTCTCGCCGGTATGATTTACATGATTCAGTATCCCGATCAGGCGCCCGTGTTCCCAGAGGACGTGCCGGAGGATTACATTATGAATAACTTCATTAAATGCTACCTCGGCGAATGGATATCTATGCCCGTGAAATGGGAACCACAGGGCAAAACGATGCTCCCCAAATACAAGAAGGAAAAGAACCTCGTGTTCCAAAAGTTCCTAGTATCGCCTCCGCCCACTAAGTAAACTACTCGCTAAGTAAGCGCTTTGATGTTCTTTGATGATTTTGTCGATATTTATTTATATCGACAAAATCACTGCACGAAGTTTTTGTGTGAAATCTTAAACATCATGTTTTGGTCTCCAATTATACAGCTTGACGTATACCGCGGCGGCGGCAATAACGAGTAAAATCTTCAGGACCCTGGTATATTGTTTCCGTCATATCTCATTAATTAAACCAAACATAATTTTCACAGCACGCGCAACATTTGTCATTCGCATATCGACACAAGGGTATACATACAACGGCTGAGATACGCGATATTACTTTCGCCATGTCGGGTTTCATGAACTCCCTTGGCTACGAGCTCGACCAGTGGCAGAAAGATGCGGCCGCGTCTATGTCGAAGGGTCATTCGGTCTTCGCGGCCGTGCCCACGGGATCTGGAAAGACCTTCCTCGCGGAGTACGCCGCAACCCTGGGTAAAAAGGTGATTTACACGGCGCCGCTGAAGGCAATCTCGAACCAGAAGTATCACGACTTTTCGAAGAAGTTCCCGAGCGTGGGCATCATCACCGGCGACATCCAAATCAACGAGGACGCGGACCTGCTCGTGATGACGCAGGAGGTCTTCAGGAAGATGATTGGCGCGAAAGACCCCCGCCTCGCGGACATCGAGTGGGTCGTTTTTGACGAAATCCATTACATGTCCGATGACTCCCGCGGCACCGTGTGGGAGGAGAGCCTCATCCTCATTCCAGACGAGATCCGCTGCGTGTTCTTGTCCGCGACCGTTCCCAATGCTCGCGAGTTCGCCTCGTGGTTCTCGAAGATGCACTCGCACCCAGTAGACGTCTTTTCAATTTCCAAACGCCCCGTGCCGCTCACCTTCCATGTGGCGACAGACACCGACATCAAGGACATCGGCGCGTTTGATAGCATAAAGTCGTTCAAGCCCACGGTCGTTGATACGCCCGTGGTAGATCTCCTCAAGCAGCAGGACCTCCTGCCTGCCATCGTTTTCTCATGCAGCAAGACGAGGATAGAAGCGGTGGCCCGCAAGCTGTCTAAGGGCGACCTGGTGACGTCATACCAGTCGAACGCGATCAAAAAGAAGTTCGACGACCTCCTCCGAAAGACGGGTGCCACTGACTTCTTTATGAAATACAGGGACTATGCGGCCGGCGGAGTTGGTGTTCACCACGCGGGAATGATGCCGCACTGCAAGGAGATCATAGAACATCTCTTCTGCTCCGGCATGCTACCGGTGCTAGTTTCGACGGAAACATTCGCGGTCGGAGTCAACGGGCCCGCGAGGACCGTCGTGTTCGAGTCTCTCGAAAAATTCGATGGCTACGAGCGACGGATGTTCCAGCCGCACGAATTTATTCAAATGGCCGGCCGCGCAGGACGCCGAGGTTTTGACACCAGTGGTCACGTCATAGTGCTACACGACCCTACCATCCCACGAGGCGAAGTAGCCAAGCTCACTCGCGGAACCGCGCGCCCGCTGAAGTCATCCCTCGCGATGACGCCGCAGTTCGTGATGCAGAGCATCCAGCGGTCTATAGACATCGAGGGCGTCATCAAGTCGTCGTTCGACGCATTCACCACAGCGACTGGGGACGCGGAATCGTTCGTCGCGGCAAAGGCATATGAAGCGCAAACGGCAGCGTGGAGAACCGCCCTCGCCCACCCGAGCATCTGGCCGTATCTCAAGAACTGCAAGTGTCTATTGGAAAACGGCGTGCGCGGCAGTATCACCGAGGCCCGCCCTGCGTACCGGGTGCATGGAGAAGACGGCGAGGTCTACACGTCTGGAATCACAGAGATCCTTGACGCGCCCTTCAAGAAGATGAAGCTGCGGGACATGGACGCCCAGCTTGCCGTCGGGAAGCTGAAGACGACTCCGCGCGTAGAGAAGCCCGAGCGCTACGACCACGTTCTTGAAGCAATGGCACTTGACGAACACCAACGCCGCCTCATTTGCGAATACCGAGACATCCGTAGATGGCTGGAAATGGAACTCCTCGTTGCGAACGGGGTTCTCACGCCGCTCGGAGAAATAGCGGCGGGCATCAGCAGTATGTGCCCCGTGGCTGCCACTAAGGTTATGAACCGGGGGACAACGGATCGGGACGCGCTAAGCACGGTTGCCGCATTCTGCGCAGAGCGTACGCAGCCGACGGGTGAGAGGGTAAAGTTCTCGCTCGAGGGGTACGCCCCTAAGTGCGTAGACTGGTCCTTGGTGCGTTCTGCTCTAGACTGGTTCGACGGAGTTGACATGAATACTATTTGCCAAAGGTACAACCAGTTCGAGGGAAATGTATTTCAGCATCTTCTCCGCATAAAAAATGTGCTGAACGAGCTCATTTCCGCTGACACCGAAACTCCGATTATCGAGGAGATGCTATCGAAGATAGACAGAGATTGTCTTCGTATCCGAAGCCTCTATCTCTGAGTTGCAAGGGCGTTGATTACCAAGGCGCTACAAATGTCATTTGTCATTTGTCATTTTACCCCGGTATAGCGCCGGACATAAAAGAGGGCGCGCTGCCAAACTATTCACTTGCCAAACTATTCACTTGCCAAACTATTCACTTGCCAAACTATTCACCTGCCAAACACCAGCAACAACAGATGGGTTTTCTCTGCTGCTTCCGCGGCCGCGCGAGGGCGAATAAGATGAACGACATTGTCCAGCGGAAGGTGCACAAAGATGAAACTGCCCAGCAGTTTACAGCCGCCTCCAAGGTGTTCAAGAAATACAGCTTCCTCCACCTCATTGGTGAGGGCGGGACCGCTGAAGTGTGGGAAGCGATGGATAAGATCACAGGCGAAATGGTTGCGATCAAGGTGGCTAAAACGACTTTTGACGCTAGATATATGGCCAATGAGTATTCTATTATGAAGGACATAGACTGCCCGAATGTGACCAAGCCTATGTACTTCTTCGACTCCGGGACGATTTCTTTTATGGTAATGAAGAGGTATTTCAGCTCCTTGTTTGAAATTATTGTGTCCCAACCTATCACCGAGGAATCTCTAAAGCACGTGGTGAGAGAGATAGCCCTTGGGTTGAAGTCGATCCACGACGCTGGGTATGTTCACCGGGATATCAAGCCGGAGAACATCCTCGTTGACAAAGACGGCTATGTTGTCATCACTGATTTTGGGGCTACAGAGAAGTGTGATCGTGTCACGGTCGAACGCCCTCTAGGCACTGGGAGCTACCTCGCCCCCGAGGTCGTGGAAAGCATTGCCCGCCCCGATAGGGGGCTGTTTACCGTTGGAAAGCCCGTGGATATTTACGCGCTTGGCCAGGTTATTTACACTTGCATTACGCATGAAAACGCTATCCCCCATTCTTCGAACAGCCAGGACATCATTCACAACAACTATGAATTTGACATGACCCCTTTCATAAACAAGCTCAACGTATGCACAGATCTCAAGGATCTTCTGTACCGCACGACGGCTAGAAACCCCGTCTCGCGCATGACGATTGACGAGCTACTGGAGCATCCTTTCCTAGCGTAAAACCAATGGATTTAAAATCATTTGTAAAGGCAAAATGAACGCGACAGTGCGAATTAACAAACCAGAGGCGCTCGTGCTCGCGGGGGGAGGTGCGAAGTCTATGAGCGCGCTGGGGGCTATACACGTTCTAAAGAAGGCGGGGCAGCTCGAAAGGACGAAAATATTCGCTGGGACGTCCGCAGGGGCAATAGTTGCCGCGGGAATAGCGCTCGACAGGGACCCCATAGAGATGGTGAAGAAGTTCACGGACACAAGATACAGGGCGAATTTTGATATTGAAAACTTTGGAAACGCGTTCGGCCTAGACACGGGCGAAAACCTCTTCGAGTGGATTGACATCGTTCTTGACAAAGAGGCCCACACGTTTCAAAGCATCTACGAAAAAACAGGTGCTACGCTTATCGTGTGCGCGACGAACCTGAGCACGTCTACTGCTGTCTACTTTTCTCGTTTCGAGCATCCCGACATGGACGTCAAGACAGCCATCCGTATGTCGTGCTCTCTCCCCATATACTTTAGCGCCGTGCGTCACAATGAAGAGGTGTATGTTGATGGTGCTCTCGCAGACCCATTTCCTATAGATTACGTTACCGGCATAAGCAACAACGTGCTCGGGATACGGTACCAATCCGACGAATACAAAACTCCATTGAACATTACCAGGTTGGACGAATTTCTAAAGTCCCTCGTCATAGTGTCCACGAAAGACGTCTACAGCAAGACCGCGAACGTTTTCACCATAGACGTTGGGAACTTGACGGTGTTAGACTTCAAAAACCCCAGCAAACTTAAGAAGTCGTTCAAGGTTGGTTTTACAGCAATGCAGGCCTTCTTGAAGAAGAACAATTAAACGTATTCAATATGAACGCCGCACTCATCGAACATTTCCTTAGAATACCCGAAACTCTGAAGCCACGAAGAATTTTCATCCGGCCGCGCAGTGACGACTTTCGTAATGCCTGCTTGAATAATAAGGCGCGCGCACTGGTCGCACGGGAACAGCGTTGACACTATCGAACCGCCGTCGAGTTTTGCACCGTTCCTTGCCGCCGTGCATATCGCGTTCGCCTCGGCATGGACAACGTATTGATACTTCGCCGGCTTCCCCCAGCGGTCCGGCGTTTCTTCGAACCCCCGGGGCAGGCCGTTGTAGCCCACGGACAAGATGTTGTGGTTGCCGTCAATGACCATCGCGGCGACTTTCGTATTTGGGTCCTTGCTGAACAGCTCCGCGTGGTAGCTCGCGAGAGAGTAAAATTTCTCGAACTTGGACATTCACATTGGTAAGCGCAAAGTTGGTGTGTCTCGGAAACGTCGATATAAATGTATATCGACGTTTTTAATGAGTGTAAAAATAACGCAATATGCGGCCACGTCGTCAGTTATCTAATGATGCCCCCAGCAACTCCTGGAATGGATCATCGCCTCCGATAGGCGGGCTGGGAAGAGGACTGGTATCTTGAATATTGGTGAGAGAAGATACCGCGAAGTTCTGGGGGTATTCTGGGGTCCACTTCGTTTTGCGGGCGGCGCTGATGCCCTCGTCGTTATCCGGGAACCCCTCCGACGAAACGTTGCTGATAAAAGTGTCGGGGAAGCGATTGGTGTCCCATTCGCCGTTTGGTACCATGATGGCGTCGACGGGGGAGGGCGCAAAGCTCGCGTTCCTCGAAGCGGGGGGAATGCTCTCCAACTTCTTGATCAGCTTCTTAGGACTCTTCAGAATGCCCTTTAGCGACGGCTTCACCGGGGCCGCGTACTCGGTGATGCTCTCTTCGCTGTCAATGTTGAAATACTTGAGCATGACCACGCCAAGTATAATGACGAGGACCGCGATCAGAACGCGCACGGTGATACTAGACAAGTCAAACATTTTCTTGTATCAAAATATTTTTTTCCGCATATTGACACACCGTCAATTTAAGCAAGTGCCTGCCGCGTGTCTCAATGGCCCTTTTCCAGGTCCCCACGCATCTTGGGGACATACATCCGAAGGTCGCCGATCTGTACTCGAGGCCGCAGTATGCCCAGCGCACGCCCGAATGGTACGACGTCCGCCGGGGGCTCATCACCGCGTCAGAAGCGGCCGCGGCCCTGAACGTGAAACCGTTTGCGGGGTTCAAGGGGTCGCCGCGCGAAGAGCTGATGCTGACGAAGCTGAACAAACCGAGGTCTTTCACGGGGATGGCCATGCAACACGGAATCGCATACGAAGACGAAGCGTGTGCATTCGCGATGGACCGCCTCGGAAAAACGCACCTCGAATTCGGCCTCATCGTCCACAAAGACTACCCGTGGCTCGCCGCGTCGCCCGACGGCCTCACGACCGACGGCCTGTGCGTTGAAATTAAATGTCCCACGAGGCGCAGAATAATTCCCGGCGTCGTCCCACACCACTACGTCCCGCAGATCCAGGTGCAGATGGAGGTCTGCGATGTCGAGGAGACGATTTTCATCCAGTACAAGCCCGCACATATGTCGGAAACGGGCGAGCCATTCGCAGACATCACGTTTGTGAAGCGCGACCGAGAGTGGTTCGCAGAGCACAAACCGATGCTCAGGCGGTTCTGGGAAGAACTCACGGAGCGCAGGAAGACGCACGTCCCAGAGGAGGGCAAGGCAGACGATAACGTGCTCGAGATAGTAGACGACCTATACGCGGAAGAGCGAGAATATGTCAGGGAGTTCGGCTTCCAAGAAGACGAAGAAGAGACGTGCTTCATAAACGACGTCTTGTTTTGCACGGACCTAGAATACAAACGAGAATTCGTTAATTAAAAATAATTGCACTAGTAAATGACACAAAAGTATTCTATTCGGTATGTGTGGTCCGTAGAAAAACACTTTGACTTTGCGAAGTCGCTTCTGATAGACTATGGGGTGTCTGAGGAAAAGTCAGAAGCAGTTTTTTATGGAACATCCGGGTTTGTAAAGAAATACTCGAAAAAACCACGAAAGAGTCTCCTCTCGACTGAAATACGGGAAATAGCGGACAAAGACGCAAACGATCTTCGAGAAAAGGTGGAGAAAAAACTCGCCCCTCTGGGTCTCAGCAAACACAGAATAAAAAAGGTGCTATATGAACTACCCGACGGAGAAGAACTGGCTTTCATACTGCTGTCTTACAGAATTCACGACACGGAAGGCAGAACGCGCGTGAGAATACCGCTAAACTCTAGCGTGAGAGAACATGACGTAATCGCAAATCAATTTAAAAAAAACACCGCTAACAATACGAGTAATGAATAGCATTGCAAGCGTGTGCCGCATTCCCGACGAAATTGAAGGATAAAAACAAATGACAAATGCCACATATTGTCGCGTTATTAAATTAAATAAGTTGGATAACGGACAATGTAAATGAGAACTCTGCAGTATTATTCTGCGAAAGGAAAGCTTACAACGTTCCCTGATTATCTCATTGATGAGAATAGTAATGTCAAGAACGTCAAGATTGATAAATCTTTGGTTATAAATAAGAGCGGAAAGTATAACACAATCGTCATACGACACAAAGGAAAACAACGAAATATCCTCGTGGGCCGTGCTCTCGCATCTACGTTCATCGGCCCGCCTCCAACGCTTGGGCACACGGCAGACCATATTGATAGAAATAGTAAGAACGATGTTCTAGAGAACATTCGTTGGGCAAACAAGAAAGACCAAGCAAGGAATAGAACAATGCCAACAGACTTCAAATCGGCGTTTATTATTGAAAATGGAGGCATAGAAAACACTGCCAAAGGGTGGGCTGAAGTATACAAGAAGCCAAATGGGAAAAATTATGCCGCAAAAACTATAACAGAGTTTGCTCAACAGAAAAAACACGGCTTTCATTACAAGACATTCAAAAATCTCCGTGGAGAAGTGTGGAAACCAGTGGAAGGTTCTAAGAACAAGAATGGTGAGTGGTTTATATCCTCTAAGAGCCGTATGAAGTATAAAACGGCACACGCTGAGAATGTTCTTACTGTAGACACCATATGCAAAAACGGTGGGGGATATCCTATGATAACAATCAACGGTAAACATTGGCTGTGCCACGAGTTGTCAATGATGACATTCAGGCCCAACGAGTATGCCGCTAGGATGCCTGGTGATATGATTTTACACAAGAACGATAACAAGCTTGACTTTAACCCTTTCCGGCTTCGTCTGGGAACACGAACTGATAATGGCATTGACGCTCATTACAATGGTAAGTATGATAACACGGATATGGCTCAAAAGCCCGTCGTGTCCTACATTAATGGGTTGATAGAAAAGGAACACGATAGCATTCGTGCTGCTGTGAGATATCTACTTGACACATACCCATACGCGGCACCGTCTGGTGTGCGATACGCTCTGCGAAACAATGCAATTTGCTATGACCGCGCTTGGAAATTCGTGTAAAGCAACTTAATAAAATAGTTCGTATCAGTAATAATGAACACTATTTCCAGTGTGTGTCGTATACCACAGGAAATAGACCATCACGGCAAAGCTATTGGAAATGAGATTTCCGAGATGGCGGCTATTGTGGACAAGAACGGTAAAGACATCCAAAAGGAGATGGAAAAGATGCGCATGTCGTTCGAAAAGGAAATGCAAAGCATCACTAAAAAAACGAGGAACACGGTGGTAGCGGTGGTAGCAATAAACATTGCCACAAGAATATTCTTCAGGTGAAGACAAACATCCTACGGACTTCGTCATCCAAACTATCGTTGTTATATACATCCTTAAGATGCTCCGCGGTGAGAAGATCCCCCGTCCTGTCTCTGTCCGTTTTTTTCTGTTT